CCAATCACTCCGGCGCCGCGGCCTACGGCATCATGGCGCAGATCGATGGCGACTCGCTCACCGCGGCGTCGCTGGAGGAAACCGACGACATGCCAGCGGACCGGCTCACCTCGCGCTTCCTGCCCATGCTCGGCTCGGCGCGGCGGCTGGGCGTCGATCGCGGTGTCGCATCATTCAAGCCGCAGATCCGCATCACCGGCGTCTTCAAGGGCGCCGACGTGCTGCAGGGGTTGATCGACTCGGGCAGCTACCACCTGCTGCCGGCGGTGGATGTCTATCTCGGTATCGAGCTGGGGATCCTCAACGAGGCCTTCATGCTCGACATGCGCGGGCAGATGTCTGAGGCCGAGTACATCCGCCAGTTCCTGTGCAAGAACGTCGCCGCGCAAAACTGGATCTGGGAAAAGTACATCCGCCGCGCCATGGCCGTCGGGCTGGCGGCCGGGCTGGCGCCGGCGGAGCCGATGCCCGGCATGCGTTACCGCAAGCGCGGCCTGGTGTCCTTCGGCTACGACCACAGCGGCCACGGCGAAAGCGCCACGGCCTCGCGCTCGGCGCTGGTGGTCAAGGAACAGGTCGGCAACTTCCTGTGCACCGTGTTCGTCAAGACCTGGCCGCCGGGCACCGACGACAAGGTCGTCGAGCTCGACCTCTACGGCTTCTGGGACTATTTCCGGCCCGACATGGGCATGGGCGACGCCTACGGGCTGGGCATGCTCACCAGCCTCAACGATCGACTGTTCGCCGCCGGCCTGGTGGATGTCGATCGGCGCACCATCGGCGAGGGCGAAAGCACCGCCAGCACCTGGGACAAGTGGCCCTTCGCCCCGATCCGCTTCCAGGGCTACGTCAAGCACAGCATGGCCAGCGCGCTGCGCACCGCCTTCCACAACGGGCAGGCCGCGATCGCGTATTTCGACGACGGCACCACGGTGGTGGCCGATGCCGCCAACGGCCGGCTGCACCAGGTGCCGCTGATCAAGCTCGATCGCAGCGCCGACGGCACCGCCGACTGGCAGGCCTACGCGCGGCAGCTGGCCAACATCAAGGCCGAAGCCACCAAGGCCGATTACTCCAGCTTCAAGATGGCCGACCACAAGATCGGCGACGACCTCTTCGACGCCGACTGCGCCGCGACCTGGGCGCTGGTCACGCGCGGCATCGAGCTGTTCGGCCCCGCGGTGATCGAACATCGCCGTGCCACGCGCGAGCAGCTGCTGGGGGTGGCATCGTGACCGCCGCCGCCCAGATCTCCGCCGCCGAGCGCGAGCGCATCGCCGCCAACATCGCCTACACCAGGGCGCACCTGCCTGGCTTCGCCGAATTCTTCAAGGATCTGCACGCGCTGGGGATGGTGACCGGCTGGCGCGATATCGACTACGTCGGGCCACCGCGAGCGGGCCCCAAGGGCATTACCGCCGACAAGCTGGTGCTGGAAAGCGCCGCCGCACTCAAGGCAAAAACAGCGAGGCTGAACCATGGGCATCATTGACGACATCAAGGGCATGGCGCGCGGCGTAGGCGCCAAGGCGCGTGCGCTGTGGCCGGGCGAGCCGGCCGGCAACGAGCGCGGATCCCGCGCCACGCCCGAAGCCTCGATGGATTACCTCTACCGGCTGCTGTGGGTGGATCCGAATCAGCGCCAGGCCATCCTCGACATCCGCGACATGGATAAGCGCGATGGCCGCGTCAAGCGCATCCACGCCCGCGTCGCGCGCGACGTGATCAAGGGCGGGCTGGTGTTCTCGCAGACCACGCCGAGCAAGGTACTGCGCCGCGAGTGGGAAGATTACGAGCGCCGCCTGCAGTTCAACCGCCCGGAGAAGCTGCGCAGCGATGCGCGCGGCATGGTCATGGAAGGCGCCGCCTGCCTGCAATGGGTGCTGGACGACGGCGCCAACGTCGTCGCCGGCATCCGCATGCCCTCCGAGACCATCGTGCCGCAAGTGACCGGCAGCGGGCAGTTCAAGGATCCACGCCGCGCCTATGTGCAGTTCGACCCGATGCAGGGCCGCGAGCTGGCCGCCTTCGCGCTCTACCAGCTCACCATGGCGCGCTTCGACCCCGAGAGCTTCGACGACATGGGGGCGCTGGGCCGCCCCTTCCTGGATGCCTCGCGCGAGACCTGGAAGAAACTGCGGATGACCGAGGAAGACCTGGTCATCCGTCGCCGCCAGCGCGACGGGCCGGCGATCGACAAGTACCGCGCTGAGGTGGAGCGCGATCAAACCCAGATCACCACCGACTATTTTCTCAACCGCAAGGGCAGCGTCACGGCCGTGCAGGGCGACGCCAACCTGGACCAGATCGGCGACGTGGTGCACCTGCTCGATACCTTCTTCGCCGGCTCGCCGATGCCCAAGGGGTTGATGGGCTACACCGAAGACATGGCGCGCGACATCCTCGAGGATCTCAAACGCGATTACTACGAAGAAGTCGACGCCCTGCAGGACACGCTCTCCTGGGCCTACACCCAGGGCTTTCACCTGCACCCCGAGGCCGAAGAATTCAGCGTCAGCTTCGCCGAGCGCCGCACCGAGACGCCGAACCAGCTCACCGACCGCATGCTCAAGTGGCAGGCCATGGGCATGCCGCGCGGCCTGATCTGGGAGGAGATGGGCTACAACCCGCAGGACATCCGCGCCCGACTGGACCAGGAAGCCAAGGACGGCAGCCCCTATCCGGATCCGGCGGCCATTGGTGGGACGGGTGCCCCCGGTCGCCCCGCGCCGGGCGTCAAGGTCACCCCCGGCAACGCGCCGAAAGGCGAGAGCGCCACCAGTACGACGCATTCGAACCGGTTGTCCGAACACTGGCCGGAGTCGACCCCCGCCGACCCCGCGCAGGACGCCATGAAGACACTCAGCGAGATCACCCTGGCCTTGGCCAACCGCCCTGATCCGGCGCCCGCGCATGCACCGCAGGTGCATGTCTCGCTGCCTAAGATCGACATCCCGCCGATCCACATCAACGTGCCGGACGTCAAGCTGGAGATCCCGGCGCCCGTCGTGCACGTCGCCGCACCGGACGTCCATGTCGATGTTCACGTGCCAGAAGCCGCGCCGCCGACCATCAAGGTCGACGTCGCCGCGCCGGTCGTGCACGTCGCCGCCCCGGAAGTTCACGTCGAAGCCACGCTGCCGGCGCCGGAAATCACTGTCTCCCTGCCCGCGCGCAAAACAGAGACGACGGTCACGCGCGACAAGAACGGCGAGATGACCGGCAGCACCTCGCTGGAGCGGGACGCCTGACATGGCCAGCGGGCTGGGAACGGCGGTTATCGACTTTGGTGCCACGCCGGCGCTGGAGGCTACGGTCGAGGTTGCCGGTCAGCCCGAGATCACGGCGGCCGCCCGCATCGAGGCGTGGGTGATGGCGCGCAGCACCGCCGACAACACGGTGATTGACCATCAATACGCTGCGGTGTCGTTCCGGATTTCCACCAGCGAGCCGGTCCCGGGCTCCGGCTTCAGCATCACCGCGTACAACCTGTTCGGGTATGTCACCGGGCAATTCAAGATCGAATGGATATGGAGTGATTAAATCATGAGCTTCCTGCAAAAAATCATCGGCTATGCCAGCGGCAACGGCCTTGAGATCGACGCCAACAATCGGGCCAAGGTCAATTTACCGATCAGCAAGGCCGACGCCGGCTACGCCGCGATGACATCGATCGTCCATGATGGCAGCTCCGGGCAGGCGGCGCCGATCATCCGCAACCCGGAGGTGTCGATCAACAAGCGCCTGCGCGTCGGCCTGGATAACCTCTGGTTCCAGGATCGCTTCAGCTACGCCGCGCAATGGACGGCCGTCTGGAAGTCGACGCTGTCCACGATGGCGGTCACGCACGTTCCGGCCGGATTCATCGCCCTGAATGGTGGCGGGTCGGTGGCCGCCGCCGCCGTGGCGAATTACGAAACGCGCAAAATGTTCCCCTGCTACAACGGCGCTGGCCTGGCGCTGGAACTGATTGCCTTGTGGAACCAGCCGCCGCAGACCGGCAACATGATCGAGTTCGGTCTGTTTCAGGCGGCGACGACGGTCGCACCGCTGGACGGCATCCTGTTCCGCCTCACCAGCGCCGGCGTGCTCAATGGCGTGACCAATTTCAACGGATCGGAAACCCTGGTCGACCTCGGTACCGTGCCGAGTGAAGACGAGGCGCACAGTTTTGGTATTCGCGTCGAGCAGGAGGCGACGATCTTCCTGATCGATGGCGTGGTGCGCGGGACGATCGCCACGCCCGCCGGGCAGAACGGCCCATCGAACAACATGTATCAGCCGATCCACTTTCGCAATTACAACAGCGGCGGCACCTCGCTGGCACAGCAGTTCCAGGTCGGCGAGGTGCGCGTGTTCATGCGCGACGTCGGCGATGCGCGGCCTTTCGGTCAGGCAATGGCCGGTATGGGCGGCATGGGATCGCAGGGCCACGCCGGCGCGACGCAAGGCTCGACGGCGAACTACACCAACTCGATGGCGATCGGCGCTGGCGCGGCGGCCACTAACACCACGGCCGCGCTCGGCTCCGGCCTCGGCGGCCAGTTCGGCCTGTTGCCGACGCTGGCGGCCGGATCGGACGGCATCATATCCAGTTACCTAGTGCCGGCCGCCACGGCGCTGATCCCCGGCGAATCGCTGGTCATTACTGGGGTGTGGATCGACGCCAAGGTGCTGGTGGCCTTGACCGGCGGTCCGCTGTACTTTGCCATGTCGCTGGCCATCGGTGGCGACGCCGTCACGCTGGCGCAGGCGGAAGCGGCTAATACCAAGGCCTATCGACGCATCCCTCTGGGTTTCTTGTCCTTCCCGGTGACAGCGCCGGTCGGACAAAAGCCGGACGAGGGCCGGATTTTTATCCCCTTCGCCAGCCCGCTCGTCGTGCAACCCGGTGAATACGTCGCGGTCGTGGCGAAAAACATGGGCACCGTGACCAGCGCCGGCCAAGTGGTGTTCCTGATCGGGGTTGATTCACACTGGGAATAAGTCATGAGCCTGCTGCTGCGCCGGCGCGACCGATCCGTCGTTGTCATTCCCGCGCCGATATTTCCCGAGCCGCCCCTTGCCGGCCGCCGCGACCTGCGCCAGAAGCGCCGCGCCGAAGCGGAGCGTGTCACGCGCCGGCGTCGAGAGACTGAGCTCTTGCTGGTCGGCCTGCCGTGACGCCATCCCGCGCCCAGATCAAGCGCGCCACGCTGATCGGCCAGCGCGCCATCGAGGGACTGGATGCCGAGACGCAGCAGGCCCTGGCTGATCTCTACCAGGCCCAGGCCGCCGACATCGCCGCGCGGATCCGCAACCACGCCGGGCCCGATGACAATCTCGCCCTGCAGGAGCTGCGGTCGCTGCTCGACCAGGTGCAAGGCATCCTGCGTCAACTGGCCGAGAGCCGCGACGCGCTGCTGAATGAGGCCCTGGCCAAGGCCGCCGACTACGGCGCGCGGCCGGTTCTGGGCGCGGTACTCGACACCGGCGCCGTCGTCTCGACGGCCGCGTCCATGCGCGTTTCCGAAGAAGCCCTGCGCTTTGTGCGCAACTTCGTGGCGGCCGACGGCCTGCAGCTTTCCGACCGGATCTGGCGTATCGACCGCGGCGCGCGCGATGCCGTGATCAACGCCCTCGAAAGAGCCATCATCCAGGGGCACGGCGCCGGCCAGGCGGCCCGGGAATTCCTCGCCCGCGGCGAACCGGTACCGCTCGACCTTCAGGACCGCATGCAGTCAGCGGCCACCCACAAGCTGATCCGGGGCGCCACGGATCCGCTGCTGACAGGCGAGGGCAGCGCGCTGGACAACGCCATGCGCCTGATGCGTACCGAGATCAACCGGGCGCACGGCGAGGCCTACATGATGGGCGGCGAGGACCACCCAGACTTCGGCGGCTGGCGCTTCCTGCTCTCGCCCGCTCACCCGAAGCACGACATCTGCGATCTGCTCTCGACGCAGAATCTGTACGGATTGGGCGGCGGCGTCTATCCAAACCGCGAGCGTCTGCCGTGGCCGGCGCACCCGAACACCCTGAGCTTCGTCGAGATCGTCTTCAAGGACGAGATCAGCGCCCAGGACAAAGCGGGCAAGGAATCGCCGCTGCAGGCCCTGGCGCGGCTCACGCCGGCACAGCGGCAGGGCGTGCTGGGGAAGAACAAGGCCGACGTCTTCGCCGCCGGGCAACTCACCCAGGGCATGATCCGGGCTCCCTGGCGTGCCGTGCAAAAGCGCATCGGCTACGTCGCTCCCAAGCCCAAGGCGCCACCGCGGCCGCCACCCAAAGGGCCGCTGGACCTCGATGGCCTGATCAGCTTCGGG